AACCTAAAGATCGTAAATCGATTTTAAGTCTATATGTATCAACTAAGCTGATCAGCCTACTAGACACGATCAGCGATAGACATGCTGTCAAGGTCTCTAAGCTGGCTGAAAAGATATTGCTTGACGGTCTCCAAAGAGATGAGATTGATCTTGCTCTTGAAATCGATGATGATGATGCTATTGAGAAAATCACAACTAAGATCATCAGAAAGCTAGATCATGGCAATGAATGAAAAGACCAAGCTCGTTAAAGAAAAAACAGGGATGAACATTAAAGATTTAGCTAAAGAAATCGGATATCATGAAACGACTATTGTCAATGTTCTGAGAGGTAAGCATCAATCTAGCTATACATTGGCCAAAATACTCGCAGAAAAGACAGGTATGTCACCGCTTTACTTCTTGGAGGATGATCATGACAATGAATGAAAAGACCAAACTCGTTAAAGAGAAGACAGGGATGAGCATTAAAGATTTAGCTAAAGAAATCGGATACACAGAAAAAACAATCGTTTGTGCATTACGAGGAAAGCAAAGAGCTGGTTATGATCTTGCTAAAATACTCGCAGAAAAGACAGGGCAAAGCCCAATTTACTTTATGGAGCATGATAATGGCAAAGACTAAAACAACCGATAAGACCGTTAAAAATGATATAGTTGATTCTAAAGCTGGCAAAAGTAGCACAGCACTATCAAAAAAGCCAGTAGAGGATAAATCTGAAATTGCAAGGCAAAAGCGATTGATATCAATCGAGCAAGTGCTTGAGTTTATCTCTCAAGGTCTTTCTCAAGCTGATGCCCTTTCCCTTGTTGGTGTTGCATATAGCACTTGGAACGGCTGGATGAAGTCTGAGCCTGAGTTGGTGGCTGATATCAAGCGAGCTGAAATCTCTCTAAAGATCAAGCACCTTCAGAATATTCAGCGACATTCAGAGAACGATGTGCGAGCAAGTCAATGGCTACTCGCTAGAAAGTTTCCATCTGAGTTTGGAGAGAAGCAAACGATTGATATGAATACAAAGAGCGATGATAGCAAGGTGATCATCAATGTGATCCAACAGGTGCAAAAAGAGAAGCATGGTCAAACGATCGAGATCAAGCATGAACTCCCAAATGAGAACGACCATGGCACAGACGAAGAAGATTGATATTGAACTAAAACTCAATCCCCTGCAAATCGATCTAGTTGATCGCTTGATTTACTCTGATGATGCCTTCATTGCAGTGAGAGCAGGTTGGGGCAGTGGCAAGACTTCAGCTTTAGTCTTTGCCTTGTGGACTTGGTCAAGTATTCATCCCAATAAGTCATCTCTCTTAGTCACTGATACCGCTCCACGATATAGATCAGTGCTTGGTCCAGAACTTGAGAAATGGCTTGCTCCTTATGGTTGGGTCTATCATCAACAAGACGGCAAATGGATTGCTCCAAATGGGCATGTTGTTTGGTGTAGATCCTACTTTAGACCAGGCACAAGAGATGCGACACATAACCCGCTTGAGGGGCTCAATATCACAAGTGGTCTTGCCTTGATTGATGAGTGTCAAACTCTCTCTGAGGAAGTAGCACAAAAGACTCTTGGCCGTCTTAGATCAGGGCCATCGCCTAAACTCATCATGGTAGGCTTGCCTGTATGGGATGCTTGGTGGGTGAGTTTTGCTGAGAAGGCTGGATGCACTCCAATCTTTTATGCAAGCCATGTGAATAAAGCCAACTTATCTGAAGCTTGGTTTGATGCAGTCAAGAACTTGCCTGAAAGCGAACGGTTGGCAATGGTCGAGAATCAACCTAGACCACCTCAAGGCGTGATATATAGCGAATGGACTTTATCCCATGTTGTCAGCAATTGGAGATATGATCAGAGCATGTCATCAAGGATTGTCATTGACTTTGGCTTTAGAAAGCCGTCCGTTCTGATCTTAACTCATGATCCTATTTTAGAAGCTGATGTCATCTGTGCTGAGATCAATCCACAAGAGATCACTCTTTCAGAGCTTGCCAAAGAGATATTAAAGATTGCTTGTCCTAGAGATATGGCTAAGAAATATCCCAATCGAATTTTGCTTGATGGTGCAAGTGGTGATAAGGCTGGATCAGCTAGATCAGATCGTACCGCTCAATCAGCCTTTCATGAACTTTCAAAGTCAGCTGATCAAGGTGGCATAGGAATGCCTTTTCGATGGTGTACTGATCCAATACGAACGGATATCTTAAACGGTATTCAACGAGTTAAACGGCTAATCCATCAACGAAGGATTTTATGCACCTCTGAGGTTTGGGAAAGAGGAGCAAATGCTATGGGAAATTCATTTAGAAAAGCGATCTTATCCTATGCTTGGGATGGCAAGGAAACACCTAAAAAGGACGGTCGAGAAGATCCACTAGACGCATTGAGATACGATGTCATTAACTGGCTTTGGAGAGATAGCGAGATCATAGCTGATAAGCCTGTGCCTACTACATCTCCAACCGTCAAGAGCAAGCTTAACTTGGTGCAATCACATATCAAAGCGATGAGAAGTCATTAAAATGCAAGATAAATTCAAGAAGATCACTGATGATCTAGCACAAATCTTATCTATCAAAGATGAAGCCTATGGCAACGCCTTTGATAAGACAACTCAAATTCTATCCTTGCTTTATCCCAATGGGATTAAGGTTGAGCAATACAAGGACTTGCATGTCATCATTCGTATGCTTGATAAAATCTCAAGGATTGCAAGGGATAATGATCCACTTGGTGAAAGTCCTTATATGGACATAGCAGGCTATTCTATTCTTTCACTTGCTAGGGATAACAAATGCTAGAAGAAAACAAAATCCACCTTGGCGATTGCCTTGACCTTATGCCGTCAATTCCATCGAAGTCGGTTGATATGATCCTTTGCGATTTGCCTTATGGTACAACGGCTTGCGAATGGGATAGTATCATTGATATGGCTAGGCTTTGGCAAGATTATGAACGAGTGATTAAGGATAACGGAGCGATTGTTTTAACGGCAAACAATGTCTTTACTTTCAAGCTATGGTCAAGCAATCCATCGCTTTTTAGATACAGATGGATTTGGATCAAGAGTTTAAAAACTCAATTTCTCAATGCAAATAGAAGACCTTTATCGCAATTTGAGGAAGTGATGATTTTTTACAAAAAACAGCCAAAATATAATCCTCAAATGCAAGATGGCAAAGCATATAAAATAAGTAATGAGAAATCTTCAATCGGTGGCAAGAGTGCCTATGGTGATGAAAAACTGGTTAGAATTCCAACAGTCAATAATGGTGAATATTTTCCCAGTGATATTTTAGAATTTTCAAATGAGATAGGATTTCATCCAACACAGAAGCCGGTGGCCTTGTTTGAGTACCTAATCAAAACCTATACCAATGAAGGCGAATTGATCCTAGATAATTGCTCAGGTAGTGGCACAACGGCGATTGCTTGCATGAATGCCAATCGCCGATTCATTTGCATTGAGAGGGATGAAACCTATCACAAGAAGAGCATTGAACGAATAAATAACCATGAACCACTGTTTCATTTACCTTAATGCATAAAATGGAGATGATATGATGCAGAAAAAGCAAAAGATGATGCAATTCTTTGGCGATGATTTAGATGCTAGATTGTGCATGATTGAAGATATGATCGAGAGAGGCGAGGTTTATCAAGGCTATTCTAGTAAATATACAAAATCACAAAAGAACATCCAATCAAATAGAATCAGAGATGCAGATCTTATCAAGGCTGTTTCATCAGATCGAACTTGGAAAGAGATCGCTTATGAGTTAGGCGTGACTATTTCAGCCGTTAGATTTAAATGTGATCAACTTGGGATTAAAAAAGAAAAATTGCATCGTTTTACTAAGAGATAGAAGAACTAATCTTTTTGATCTTCTCTTCCACCCTATCGAGTCGATTGGCTAGATCATCATCGCCAACTTGAATTCTAGCTTGATCTTTGGCTTGTGCATCAATCTTGCTCTCTAAGACGCTGATCTTTTTCTCAATGTCTTTTCTCTCAAAGTCGCAAACAAGAGCATGATCTTTATCATCTCGTTCTTTCTTTTGCATCCTTTGAAACATAAGCACGATCAAGATGATAATTGCTAGTGGTGTATTGTCTTTGGTGATCTTCATGAGTTGCTCAAATTGATTGATCTCAGGTGGCAATTCAACAAGTGAGTGAGTAGGCTGGATAGGTTGAGCTTGT